GTCCTCCGTTCAACCTATGATGGATCATCAATGAAACACTTCACTACTGTCGATACCCAGAGTTTCGTGCTCTTCTCAGTTTTCACTTCTCTTAAGAGAAATGCTACTGAGATGTTGCTCGACGCAATGGATCTTGACTGCAACGCGAACTTACGTTCGGCTTTGGGAGACTATGACTTGAGGCTTTTGGAAACCTTTGAAAACGGAAGTGATAACACTGCGGTTAGTCTTCTTGACTTCGCGCATGTTTTCATCTTCTCGGGATCAAGGTATACAAATCCTTGGTCTACAGCTCTCGCAAACATGTTGCAACCCGCTCAGTTTAGGGTTCTCGTTGAAGCGCGAAAGTGGTACCGCGAGATCTGGAAGCAGTGTCAAAACTGCAACCTGAAATTTTGGTCCCGCACTAGCGACTTCAGTTACGTTAACCTGAACCGCGGGAAGAGTGTCGTGTTTATTGATGCCCATCATTGGGTTGAATAAGGACGACCTTCTGTTTGGCTCTCTTCGTCGTGAGACGATAGGAGTAACGAGGTGGCGCGTTCGTTGTCGAGCTTCTCAGCCTTTCGGGCTCATGAAGCGAAGCACGTTCGTATAACCCCCCAAACGGGGCTCTTTTAGAGTTCCACTTAAATCGTACTGGAGGATATTTGTGTTAAACGCAGCAATGTGGATGCCTGACACCTTTAAATGGAGGTCTCGCTACACCAGTGGAGTTGAGACCAACAATGATAAGGCGTCTAGCAGCCGTGCGTTTCTGCGTACACAAACTAGTACGTCGGGACCGCGACCAAAGGTCTCTCCGATGCCATTCCAACCTTACAGTTTGAATGTCCAAGATATCAGCCTTAGGCTGGAAGGACATGCAGACTGGGGCGGTGGCACTGGGGAAGACTACTCTGGTCCGTACTTGTTTCCCGCGGCACGGGGAGGGGATTTCCCTCCCTATGACTGGACAAACCTTTACAATCGAGCAGTTGATAAACTCAACGATAAGACTAGAGGTGGTTTAGACCTCTCTATCGACTTCGCTGAGTATAAACAAACTGTGAAGATGGTGAAGGCTACCCAGGGCCTCGTGGAATTGGCGAAAACAGCAGTCGGTCGTTTTGGCCCCATTAAAGTTGCCGGAAGCCTCTGGTTGCAGTACCAATATGGACTGCGACCTTTGGTCCAAGACATCTATGGAGCCGCTGACGAGAGTCTGCGAGTCGTCATTAACAAGACGGAGCGGTACCGCGCGCGTGCGAGCGAAGGGTACAAGCCTGCATGGTCAAATCTGTCTACGGTCGGAGGACCGAAACAGATACCCATAACGACTGGTACCGGGAAGCGTTCGATCACAATCGGACTAGATTTGAGGACTGACCAATTCGACCTAAGTCGGTGGTCTTCCTTAAATCCAATCAGCATCGCGTACGAGCTTACACCTTTTTCGTTTGTAGTGGATTGGGTCTATGATATCGGAGGTTACCTCCGTAACATGGAAACGTATCTACTATACGCGAATAAGTTCCGTGGGGGTTACCTCACTAAACTTTTGGTGTACGACTTCGGCCTGTTTCAAAAGATACCAGTCACAGGTGGTTTCCAGGTTTATACCGGTCACCACAAGGGATTGGATATCCAAAGATCAGTGCTGTCGTCATACCCGGCTCCCTACCTTCCGTCCTTCAAGGTAGATCTGGGTGCGTCCCGCATGCTCTCGGCAGCTTCGCTTTTGGCGAACGCTTTGAGTAGCGGTCACACGCGACCTTACCGAGATCGCCGCATCGAAAATGCGGCTCAATCGAACGTAAGAGCGTGGCAGTCGGCGTTGAGCGTTAGCCCAACGTTCCCGAAAGGTTACTGGCATATTTAGTGCCGGTGATTTAACTAACCAACGGAGAGTGAAGCTTGGCTTCCAATATCGTCCTCGCGGACGCACAGGCGACCCCTGTAAACCACACCTTCGTGCCGATCGGGCGCGACAAGAACGGCGTGTTCTGGTTCGAAGATCAGAGTGCATCCAATGCCATTGGCTATTGGAAGGTCTCTGTCGAACTGAACCGCCCTCCTGCCGCACAAGCGAAGACGAGTTCCGAAGGTCGAAGCATGCGTGCTCGTATCGGTCTGCATGAGCCCATTCTGGAGACGGTGTCTAATAACACTGTTTCCGGAGTGGCGCCTGCGCCGACCGTGAGCTACGTGCCGCGATCTTTCTCGGAATTCATTCTTCCCGAGCGCGCATCCCTGCAGAACCGCAAAGATTTGCGGAAGATGATGGCCGGCCTCCTCACGGACACCCAAGTGGTGTCTGTGGTGGAAAGCCTGGTCTACATCGGTTAATTCTTTTAAAGGATTAACCTGCATGGACACCAAACAACGCTTCGTGAGCGTCGAACTCTCAGCGATGAGGGTTTTGTTTGAGCGCCTCGGCCCGAGTGTTAAGTTCGAGAACTGGGAAGACTATGTCAACCTGGAAATCGATCCTAACACGTACAGCTCTCTGGAGCAGTTTAAAAAGGATTATGCGATATCCTCCTTTCTACGCAAGTGGAAGGGATTCAAGATTAAATCAATTAATCCCGAATGGGCCGCTTTCAGTACTTGGATGACATCCGAGAAGCAGTGCTTCCAAAGCAATAGGAAGATCGAACTTGAGTCCTCGACGGGTTGCTACTCCGTCGCGCCTACTGTAATCACTACAGTACAGCGTAAAATTGCTCAAATCCTCGGTCCCCTGGAGCCTGGTCGCATCGCTGAGTTGTGCCGGTTCGGCAATGGTGCCACTTACGACTTACGTCGTGGTGCCACGCATGCCGAGAAATCCCGCAGACCAACTGTCACCTTCGAAGCGATCCCCTGGGTTTGTCATTCACTAGCTGGTGATGATTACCTAGGGTCGCTCGTCGGTCCCTTTGACAGCCTTAAGGTTGTCTCAGCAAACCGTATGGTGATGGTACCAAAGACCGCGAAAACTCATCGGCCAATAGCGGCTGAGCCCACGCTGAACAGTTTTGTTCAGCAAGGATTCGGTCGCTATATCCGACAAAGACTTAAGCGGTTTGGCGTTGATCTTGATGACCAGACGATCAATCAGGATCTCGCTCGTAGGGCGTATGCCGAGGGTTTAGCAACCATCGACTTAAGCTCTGCGAGTGACACGCTTTGCGTCAACCTTGTCAAACTGCTCCTGCCACGAGAGTGGTTCGAAGCACTAGACGCGGTAAGGTGCAAATTTACCGAGTACAAGGGTAAGAGGTTCGCTTTATCGAAGTTTTCGAGTATGGGCAACGCCTATACGTTCGAGCTCGAATCGCTAATTTTCTATGCCTTGTGCGAAGCAGTTTGCACCGCTGACGTGGTCTCAGTCTACGGTGATGACATAATCGTTTCGGGTCGAGACTATAACCAAGTAAGAGAAATCTTACAATGGGCAGGTTTCACACCCAATGAACGAAAGTCATTCACTGACGGCAGTCATTTTTACGAGTCTTGTGGCAGGCACTATTTTGATGGTCAGGAAGTTACTCCCTGTTATCAAAAAGACGTCTGCATCGGACCTCATGATTATGTTCGCCTTCACAATCGTCTTGTACGTGCTGGCATTCGCCTTGATCTCCGAGAGGAGTTTAATGCGGCTGCCACCATCGTGCGAGTCGAGTGCCGTTATCACTTTGGCAGAGATACTCCGGGCGTGGGCTTTTTGGTAGAGTACGATGAGTACTTTATCAAGGAAGACTACGTTTGGGTAGATCCGTTGAGTGATCGCGTCAAGATTAAGTCAGCTGTCACTATTCCCCGCAACCTAAAGGTTGATGAGGAGTGGAAACAGTTGGCTTACCTTGGACGCAAACTGAGACGTTCAGAGTATCTGAATCCGGACCCTAAGGGTCAAGCTTCAGAGTCCTTTGAACCAAAGCTTCTCTTAGTTGAGAAGTACCATTGGCGGAGTGCTACCGTAAGGTAGTACTCTGGTCTGCCCCCCTGACAAGGGGCGTGCCGCCTTAGGTAAGCGGTTGGAGGTAGGTTCCCTACTTAAATGGATAGA